CTTATCGTATCTGCCTAACCAGTGACTGAACTATAACACGTTTTAACTGATTGTCAAGAACTATTTTATTAGTACAAACCCTAAGGCCAATCAATCAATGCATGTTCAGTGCATGTGTTGGACTATCTAGGATGATAGCTAGATTGTCAAGCCCTTTATATACGTATAGGCATTCATGCCGTTAGGCGTATATATAAGACGCCCTAGTGGGCATAGAGAATGCCGAAGGCGATAGGGATATATCTGAGCATACCCGAGCATCAATCAAGCTGTAACCCGCATGGATACTAGATGTACGATGATGCATACATAGCATACTGAGCAGTATCGGGAATGAATGTATAGTCAGTAGGTCAATGCAACTAATTATCATTATCACTACATATCCTGAGTATTACTGAGAATCATTCGCATTACATGATGTAAATGAGAACTATTCCTGAGTATACCTGAGTATGATCTAGGGGTATACAGGGGGTGTAGGGGTATGTACTTATAGTGCATTACAGCTTAAAATTATCTGCAAAAAATTATACACCCTAAAATTTTCTATAAAAAATTATGCTCTTTGGAGTATACTGAGTATATGCTGAGGGAATGCTGAGCATACACTGAGTACATTCTATGACGCCTTCGGCATTTCTTAATAACGTGTTAAGAGAATGCTGAACGTAGTGAAGCGTCTAGTGTCCTCTTGTTAATATAATATTATATGAAAGAATCAGAATGAAATTAAATCTTCCTGATGTTACTAGTGTTGGAAGTGTTTCTGTTATTAACAGTAACTTTGCAGCAATTGAGCAGGAATTACAGAATAAGGTTTTGTATAGGAACAATCCAGATGGTGAGCCTAATACATTAGAAACCCCTCTGGATGCTAATGGTAAAGAGATTTACAATGTCTCTACAATGCGTACAACAGATTTGTACATTGATGGTGAGAAGGTAGTTCCATCAGGAGTAGTTGTAGTAGAGGGTGAGACAGATATTTCTGGTCTTCTAGTTAAGACAGCTAATCTGTCAGATGTACAGAGTGCAGCTACGTCTAGGGTTAATCTAGGCTTAGGGAATGTTGATAATACGTCTGATGTTAATAAGCCTATTAGCACAGCAGTGTCAAGCGCTCTATCTGGTAAGCAAGCGACACTTGTCTCTGGTGTTAACATTAAGACTATTAATAGTAATAGTATTGTTGGTTCAGGTGATTTGGTATTAACTGGAGTAGGTGAAACTAACACTACGTCTAATCTAGGAAGTGGCCAAGGATTGGCAGCTCCCAAGAGTGGTACTAACCTTCCGTTTAAGAGCTTGGTTGCTGGCACTAACGTTACGTTGACACCAACAGCTAATGATGTAACAATTAATGCTACAGTTAATACATCAGCGTTGTTAGTTAAAGCTAGTAATCTGAGTGATGTACAGAGTGCTGCCACTAGTCGTACCAATCTGGGACTAGGTAATGTGGATAACACCACTGACCTGAATAAGCCCATTAGTACAGCTACATCTTCAGCATTAGCTGGTAAGCAGGCTACACTGGTTTCAGGTACAAACATTAAGACGATTAATGGAAGTACATTGCTAGGATCAGGTGATCTCGTTGTTAGTGGTACTGGTGGAGATTTCCTCCAAGCAGGGGCTGGAGCTGTTACGCGTACAATGCAGAATGCCCGTAGGGACATTTACAGCGTAAAGGATTTCGGTGCTGTAGCTGACGGCGTAACAAATGATTACGCTGCTATTCAAGCAGCCATTGATGCTCTTCCAGCAGAGGGTGGAACTATTTTATTTCCACATGGCAACTATGTAGTTAACACAGTTCCTAATCCGGGAACTAAGAGCTTGTATGTTGATATTAGTCCGGGATGTGTATTCTCAGGAGCTGGTACAGGAGCTGGTAAGTTCCCGTATATGACCTCCAATCACGGTCAGCTTGCTGTAGGCCCTTACGTTCGTTCTCAGACCATGCAGAAGTCTACCAACTCAAATGGTGGTGTAGCTGCATTCCAAGCTGAGATGTTGCAGCCTGCAGGATATGGAGCAGGACAGTCTGTTGCTGGATATTTTGGAGCAATGACTAATAATCCTACTCCCGGTGGTAATATCTGGGCTATTAATCCGTTGATTCAGGTTGGCTCCTCTGTACCAGCAGGAAGCTCTTGTCAGTGTGCTGAGTTTGATATTGATAATGATTCAGTTAACGGATTGGTGAAGGGTATTACGATTAGTGGATATAGTAGTGCTGCTCCCACAATTGGTATTGAAATTCTAATGAATAATACCAAGTGGAAGCGTGGTATCGATATTCGCAATAGTACCGTAGGTATGTGGATTTATACTGATACGGTTCCTCAGGGAATTGTTATTGGACAGCCGGGACAAACATCTAACACAGCAATCTCTGCAGAGCAGGTTATTGGTGGCGGTGACACCCTGATTCTCCAGCGTAAAGGAGCCTCTGGTCACTTTATTCGTGGAGTGAATGAAACCAATAGTGCTAATCTGTTTATTGTAGATTGTGCAGGTAACATGGTTGTTGCTGGTACGTCTACGTTCACTGGGTTTAGTTCCTTCAATGGGGGAATGGGCACTACGTCAATGATTCTCACATCTGGTTCTGGAACAGTTCCTGCTGGGTATTTCTCAATGGGTAATAGTACAGCAGCTTCTGCTAGTGCAGGTGCTTCTGGATCACTCCCCGGAACTGTTGCAGGATACTGGGTATTCTTCATCGGCTCCACTCCTTTTAAAATTCCTTATTACAACAACTAACATGTTTGAAAAAGTTACTACCCTCTCTTTTACAGACGCTGAACTGAAAGTCATCAATGATGCTCTTCAGCTTGCTCCTTTCGGACAAGTGGCCCCAGTGATGCTCTCAATTAACCAACAGATTGCTAAGATTAACAGCGCTCAGCAGGAGAAAGCATGAGCGTAAACCATATTACGGAGAATATGACAAATCCGGGACTAGCAACAACTATAGGAGGAACAACTATCCTAGCAAATTTTGCAGGGAATCTCCCTGTCATAATTAATGTGATTGTTGCAGTTTATTTCACATTGATGGTTGTCCATAAGGTATACCAAATGTGGAAAGAATATAAAGCAGACAATCCCGATGAACCCAGCAAATAAATGGCTGGTAGGTTATATCAGTAGTGCTCTCATTGCAAGTGCAAGCGTGTGGGAGGGCACTCGATATTACGCCTATAAGGACCTAGGAGGCGTTCCTACGGTGTGTCAAGGTCATACGGGGAATGGTATTACATTTGGGCGTAAATACTCGCCAGAAGAATGTAGTGCCTTTCTACGTACAGATCTGATTAAGCATTCTAGTGGTGTACTGGAATGCATCAATAAGCCTTTAAAGGAGAATGAGTTTAATGCGTTCGTTCTTTTTGCTTATAATGTTGGGGTTTCTGGCGCATGTAATAGTAGAGCTTTTCGTGAGTTTAATGCAGGCAATATTGAAACTGCCTGTAGAGCTATGGCGTATTCTCCTAAAGGTGATCCGGCATGGTCATACGTAGATGGAAAGTTCACTCAAGGTTTACATAACAGGCGTCTATATGAAATGCGAATGTGTTTGGGAGACAAATGAATAAGCTTATAGCTATTGTAGCTCTTCTAGTGGCCCTAGGAGCTGCGCATATTTGGGACAAGGGGGTAGCTGTGGATAATGCCATAGAACTCACTACAGCCCGTTTAAACAAGGAATGGCAGAATAAGCTTGATGCTTCTATTAAAAAGAAGGATGAAGCTCAGAATGCCCTTTCCAATTCCCATTATAAGGAAGTAGAAGCGAAGAATGCTAAAATTCAAGACATTAGTGGTAAGCTTAGTGCTGCTCTTAGCAGCTTGCAAAACCGTCCCACACGTCCCCAACCCTCCACAGACAGTTCCGGTGGTACAACAGCTGCCCAAACCTGTACCGGTAGAGAACTTCCAAGAGAGGATGCAGAGTTTCTTACAAGGGAATCTTCCGCAGCCCAGGAAATAGTCGTACAACGTGACTATTATTATCAAGAATACGAAAGTGTTCGTAAAGTTTTAGAAGAATTAAGGAAATAACATGGCAACATTTGGTGGACAACTCGGCGTAGCAGAGAAAGCTCTGAAGAATCGTAAGAATCGTCTTGATGATGAGGAATCTAAAGCTATGGGCGAAGACCCTAAGCCCACAAAGACCTCAGATAAGGAAGAGAAAGCCTCTCCACGCCCCCCTATGAGCAAGAAGTGGTACGAATAAATGAAAATTACACTACCTAGCGTAGCTGGTGGTTATAATCTTCAACTTATTAATGAGAATTTCCAAACAATTGCTAACGAGCTAAACACTCGCGTTTGGTATCGTAATAATACTGTTGGAGAGCCTAACACACCGGCTCAAGACATTGATATGAATGGCAAGAGGTTGTATAATCTCCCATTGCCAACTTCTAGCTCTGAGCCAGTGACTCGTGGATATGCTGACGCCTATCTAGGCGGCACTGTAACATCTGAACTGAATGATCTAGCCGCAGGAGTTGCTGCAGACGTCATCCTTGTTGATGAGCTTGCAACCACAGCAACCACTCAAGCGGGTATCTGTATTACACAGGCTAATCTGGCAATTACTGCTGCTGGTGAAGCTGCTGCATCTGCTGCTGCTATTACCCTACCCTTGCCAGTTGCAAGCGGCGGAACAGGGGTTACAACGGCTCTGGATGCTCGTGCTGCCCTTGGTGCTGCTGCTATTGAGACTGGTACAGCATATCCAATCGGTGGGTTGATGATGGCTACGTTCTATAATAACAGCGGAGCATTGGCTACAGTTACCATTAATTATGGAGACACTACAGGCAGTCAGAATCTGACACCCGGAGGCATTCAATCTAATGGTACAACCCTAGTTCCAAATCTAGCAGCTACATCTGGATTCCTATCAGCAGGACAGACATGGCGATGCCTCGGTAGGGCATTCTTCGAAGATGGCGTAAAGGTTACAACAACACTATGGCAGAGAGTTTCGTAGAACGCGAACGCTTGCTGGATTCAGAGGGGAGGCCGTTAACGCAGTCTCTCTTTCTCGAAATTGGATATAGCGATCAAGCAATCTATACGTTTAAGGAAGTGGACCACGTATACAACGGCAAGACTTACATTTCACTAAAGAAGCGCTTTATTGAAATGGAGGACCCTACAGAATATGAGTTTGCCATTACATACTTTCTTAGTTGGAAGCATTGGCAACGTATCTGTAAGAATAAGCTAATTCTTGAGCAAATTAACGAATGGCGTGAAGAGCTTGAGATGAAGCTACGTAGCAGAGCTGTTAAACAGGCTATGCAGGCTGCTGGAAGCCCCTCAGGGAACTTTCAAGCTGCTAAGTGGCTGGTAGATAAGGGTTGGGACCCTAAACGCGCTGGAAGGCCAACTAGGGATGAGCTTGAGCGTGAAAGCCGTATACGTGAAAAGATTGATGATGAGTATAGCGGAGATATTGCTAGGCTCAAATAAGGAATACAATGGCAGTTAAAGAAGATGAGTGGCTTAAATTAGCCCAGATTAAGCTCGATAAGATGCCTGCCGAGGCAAAAGAAATACGAGAACTGGCAAAGCAAGACCTCTTCTTCTTTGCTCGTTTGGTGAATCCCGGCTACGTCTATGGTGATATTCATAAGGAATATTTCCAATGGATGCAGGATTATACGGTGTTCGGGCAGGGGGATGCAACAACAACAAATAAACTAATCATGCTCCCCCGAGCCCACTTAAAGAGCCATATGGTGGCTACATGGGCATCTTGGATTATTACAAGGCATCCTGAGATTACAATTCTCTACGTGTCTGCTACTGCTGGCTTGGCTGAAGCACAACTTTACGCCATTAAGAACATCCTAACTAGCCCAGTATACACTCGGTACTATCCTGAATACGTAAATCCTCAAGAGGGAAAGAGGGAGAAATGGAGCTTGTCATCCATCTCCATTGATCACCCTCAACGTAAGAAGGAGGGTATTCGAGATGCTACTATTGCTACAGCAGGATTGACAACCAACACTACTGGTTGGCACGCTGATGTATTAATCCCAGATGACTTGGTAGTTCCTGAGAATGCGTATACCGAAGATGGGCGAGACTCTGTATCTAAGAAGAGTAGTCAGTTTACTTCTATTCTTAATGCTGGTGGATTCACATTGGCATGTGGTACGCGCTATCATCCCGGAGATATTTATGGGACATGGAAGAATCAAGAGTTTGATATTTACAATGATGACGGTGAAATTGTAGATAGAAAGCCTGTATGGGAAGTTAAGGAATACGCTGTTGAACGTGACGGTGTATTCATCTGGCCTCGTTCTGTACGTCCCGGAGATGGAAAGTTCTTCGGATTTGATCCACAAACACTAGCTAAGATTAAGGCGCAGTATGAAGATCGAGTCCAGTTCTACGCCCAATACTACAACGATCCAAACGATCCAGGAACAAATCGGATCGACAGAAGTAAGTTCCAATACTATGACAGGAAGTTCCTCGTTCAATCTGGAGGATACTGGACATTCAAAGGTAAACGCCTTAACGTATATGCAGCGATTGACTTTGCTTTCAGCCTTACAAAGAAATCGGACAACACAGCAGTCGTAGTGATTGGTATGGACTCTGATGGATTTTTCTATATCTTAGATATTGAAGTGTTTAAGAGTGATAAGATTCGAGACTATTTTGAATGTGTACAGCGACTACATGGTAAGTGGGAGTTTAAGAAGCTCCGTGCTGAGGTTACAGTAGCTCAGACGGTTATTGTACGCGACTTAAAGGATAAGATGCGTGAAGAGGGATTAAGCCTTACAATTGACGAACATCGTCCTAATCGTAACGAAGGAACTAAAGCTGAACGTATTGCTGCTGTTCTCGAACACAAATATGAGAATCAAAACATCTGGCATTTTAAAGGAGGCTACACAGATATGCTTGAAGAAGAGCTAGTGTTAGCAAGGCCCAAGCATGACGATATTAAGGATGCCCTAGCCTCTGCTATTGAAATTGCTGTAAAACCTCGTGCAGGCCGTTCTGATGAGTCACAGCGTAATGTTATCGCTTTTCACCCAAGATTTGGAGGATGTGTATTCTAATGGGCAATTCAATTAGAATTTTAAGAGATCAAGTTTGTCAAGATTGCGGAAAAGTCGTTGTATCGAGTAGCAATAAATTCCTTAGATGTGTGCCTTGTGGTCGTAGAAATTATTATAAAAAGTACATGCTAACTCCAGAGTGGAGAGTTCGTAAATTAATGGCCATGGCTCTAAATCGAGCAAATGAAAAGAAACTACCATTTGATTTAACTTTAGATTATCTAATCCATCTGTGGGAAGATTCAAATGCAGCCTGCTCTATCAGTTATAGAAAATTTGACTTAGAGCCTTCAGGTAAGTTCGCGCAAGTCAACCCCGATGCACCATCCATTGATCGTATAGTCCCTGAAAAAGGATATACCCAAGGGAATGTCAGATTCGTTACGTACCATGTTAATGTGGCACTTGCTGAATTTGGTGAAGAAAAACTCAGGATTCTCTGTAAAGATATCCTTAATCAAACCAGTAAAACATGACAACACGCCCACTTGAAATTAGTAAGGCTTTTGGACGAGATTCCGAAGCTGCTTACATCTCCACCACATGGAGTAATTATAAAACACAGATGCAGCCTAAGGTTGATTTGTGGAAAGAGCTTCGTAACTACATCTTTGCTACGGACACAACCACTACAACTAATAAGAGCTTGCCTTGGAAGAATAGCACAACTCTTCCTAAGCTCTGTCAGATTCGAGACAATCTCCATTCTAACTACATTTCAGCTTTGTTTCCTAATGATGATTGGCTGAAATGGGAGGCGTATAGTAAGAACGACAATACAAAGTCTAAGGTATCTGCTATTGAAGCATACATGGGTAATAAGACCCGTGAGAGTCACTTCAGGATGGCAATTAGTCGTACCCTGTATGATTACATTGATTACGGTAATGTCTTTGGAACTGTAGAGTATGAGGCTGCTTTCCGTGAGGATAAGGATGGTAAGAAGGTTGCAGTGTATCAGGGTCCACGCCTGAAGCGCATTAGTCCTTTGGACATTGTGTTTAATCCTCTTGCTGATGACTTCATGAAGAGCTGGAAGATCATCCGAAGCTTGAAGAGTATCGGTGAGCTTAAAAACATGGCTGAGCAAGAGCCAGATAATGTTTATCTGAAGAAAGCTCTATTGCAACGAGATAAGCTTATGAGAGGCATGAACCAAGGAGGCTTGGAGAATGCTGATAAGGATGAAGGATTCCTTGTAGACGGCTTCGGCAATTACTCAGAATACTTGCAAAGCAATTACGTAGAGTTCTTAGAGTTCTATGGTGACATGCATAACGCTACAACCGGTCAAATGGATCGTGGAGTAGTTGTCACTGTTATCGACCGTATGTGGGTTGTACGGAAAGAGCCTTATAAATCATGGCTAGGATATGCCCCAATCTTCCACGTAGGCTGGCGTACACGTTCAGATAACCTGTGGGCTATGGGTCCTCTGGAGAATCTGGTTGGTATGCAATATCGCATTGACCATCTGGAGAATCTGAAGGCTGATGCTATGGACTTGGCAGTGATGCCCCCATTGGTCATTAAAGGGGACGTAGAGGAGTTTGAATGGGCTCCAGGTACGGAGATACACATTGATGAAGGTGGAGACGTTACAGAGCTTGCTAAGGGCACGCAATGGGTGATTACTGCTGAGAATAACATTGACAAGCTTGAGATGCGTATGGAGCAATATGCTGGAGCACCTCGGGAAGCTATGGGTATTCGTTCAGCAGGTGAGAAGACAGCTTTTGAAGTGCAACAGTTGCAGAATGCTGCTGGTCGTATTTTCCAAGAAAAGATCACTACATTTGAGACTGAGTTCCTAGAACGTATCTTGAACGCTATGCTAGAGACAGCACGACGTAATCTTGATCCCTCTGACGTTGTACGTGTTATTGATGATGATCTTGGTGTTACTCAATTCTTGAAGATTACTAAAGATGATATTACCGCTTCTGGTGTTCTACGTCCTATTGGTGCTCGACATTTTGCTGCTCAAGCACAGCTTATGCAAAATCTGACACAACTGGCTGCTAGCCCATTGTGGCCCACTGTACAGCCTCACGTTAGTGGTAAGAGCTTGTCTAAGCTTGTTGAAGACGTGTTGGGATTGGATCGTTACGATCTATTTACTCCTAACATTGCTGTATTTGAACAACAAGAAACACAACGCTTAATCAATCAAGCCGGTGAAGACTTGCAAGTTGAACAAGCACAACCTCCATCACCAGTATGAAAAACTCTTGGACACAAGGACTAAGTGAACAGCAGGAGCAAGAGGTACGTAAAGAATACGCTCAATCTCCTGTACTCAGAGAACGCCTAAAGGCACTTATAGACGCTAAAATTAACGTATCAGAGAGTGCAGCCCAAGCTAAGGTAAATTACGATAAACCTTCTTGGGCGTACTTCCAAGCTGACGCTAATGGCTATAAAAGGGCTTTAAATGAAATTATTTCACTAATTTCTACAAAGTCTGTCGACTAACTTAGTAAAAAACGATCTATAGTATACTTAGTATATATTAGAATATAAACTGTCTAGCTATGTAATAGTCTAACAGTTAATAATACTAGTATACTTTCAACGAACAACGGAATAAATAATCAATGTCTGACCCGACTTCGATTTTTGGTAATGATAATCAGGCTACCCAGCCAAATGTAAATGACGGTAATACGTCAAACGCTCAAGGAAGTGCCGATCTTGCAAACCTGCTAGGATCAATCAAGAATGAGCGAGGAGAAGTGAAATACAAGTCTGTAGAAGACGCTCTCGTAGGCTTGCGTAATGCGCAAGAATACATTCCACAGTTGACAGCTAAACTGTCCACACAGGAACAAGAATTGAAAGCTGCACAAGAAGCAGCCGCACGAGTAGCAGAACTAGAAAAGACTGTAGAAGCTCTCTTATCCAAGAGTGATGGTAATTCAAATACCCCGAATACACCAAGCATCTCAAAGGATGAAATTGTAAAGTTGGTTTCCCAAACACTAACAGAAACTCAGAAAGCGGAACAAGCTAAAGCAAATACACTTGAAGTGGTTAATACTCTCAAGAGCAAGTATGGTGCTGAAGCTGAGAAAGCTTATAATGAGGCTGCAACTAATCTGGGAATGAGTGTAACAGAGTTGAACGCTCTGGCTGCACGTAATCCAAAAGCTGTATACAAGATTCTCGGTGTGAGCCCAGAAGCTCCTAAACAATTGAGTTCTGCTCCAGCAGTAAGCTTTAATACAGATGGATTCCAGCCAACACAAGACTCGTTTATTGGACGTAACGCTAAGCCTACCTTGATTGGTGCGACTACATCAGACCTCAACGAAGAAACTCTAAGAGCTAAAGCGATGGTAGAAGAGCTGCACAAGCAAGGCAAGACAATTAGCGATTTGACCAATCCTAAAGTTTATTTTAAAACATTTAAATAATAAGAAAGCAATAGATGCAAAATCGTGCTAATTCTACAGCGTTTATTGAAGCAGAACAGTATTCTGCCTTCATTCTGCGCAATCTCCATGACGGCATGTTGCCGGGTAATTTCTATCGTAACGTCTCTGACTTTGGCTCGGGTAACACCCTCCACATCAAGACTATCGGTAGCGTAACTGTTCAAGACGGTGCTGAAGAAGTTCCTTTTGATTACAGTGCAATTGAATCGGGTGAAGTGACTCTGACCATCTCTGACTATGTTGGTGATGCTTGGTACGTTACTGATGAGCTTCGTGAAGATGGTTCCCAAGTGGAAGCTCTGCTCTCCGCTCGTAGCTCTGAGTCTACTCGTGCTATTCAAGAAATCTTTGAAACACGTTTCCTGAAGCGTTGCAACACTTCTCAAACCAATGCTAATGCTAACAACATTAACGGTTTCCCACACCGTATTGCTTCTGCTGTAGCTACTGTCGGTTCTGAGAACACAGTGTTGCTGGATCACTTCATCCGCATGAAGCTGGCCTTTGACAAGGCTAATGTCCCAATGGCTGGCCGTATCGCCATCGTTGATCCTGTTGTAGCTTCTACACTGGATCGCTTGGTGTCTATTGGTCGTGATGTTACACCTTTCGGTTCTCAGATTCTGTCTAGCGGCTTTGACCGTGATCACAGCTTCCTGATGAATCTGTATGGCTGGACCATCATCACTTCTAACCGTTTGGATACTGGCACTTTCAGCGATGGTACTACTTCGGTGACTGGTGCTGTAGCTAACGTGTTCATGTCGCTGGCTGATGACAATACTAAGCCTATTATGGCTGCATGGCGTCGTATGCCTAAGGTTGAGGGTGAGCGTAACAAGGACCTGCGTCGGGATGAGTTTGTGACCTCTTGCCGCTTCGGTTTTGGTACTCAGCGTGTTGACACTCTGGGCATCTTGATCACTTCTGCAACCAAGGTCTAATAGAAAGATAATAATATGGCTTATGAAAATTCTGCAGGTCTCGGCGTAACTAATCAGTACGGCCCGCGACAAACAGGTGGTGCTATTGGTCTGGAGCATGGTGAGGGTTCTACCCACACTTTGACTGTCGATCTGACAGGTGAGATGCTTAATAGCGCTTACGCCCCTCCTGTGTATATGCCTAAAGGCGCTCTCGTCCGTAAAGCATATTTGCGAGTGGATGAAGTGTTTGTTGTTTCAGCTGCTGGCACTGTGGCGATCGGTGGTACAGCCCCCGGTACTGACGGTGTTGTTCTGACTGAAGCTAAGCTGGAAGCCTTGGGTACTTCTGATGTTAGTTCTCTGGCAGTTGGTACATGGGCTACAGCCTCTGCTACTGGTCCACTGACCACACAAAAGCTTGCTAAAGCTATCACAGGTACTGTCGGAGCTACCTCCGGTAAAGGTTCTCTGATTATTGAATACATCAATAAGACAGTAGGCTAATCTTCTTTAAAGGGGCATGTTTCAAAAGAGCATGTCCCTTTTTTTATTTAAGGAATTGAAATGAAGATGACCTTAATTGAGATGGTACAGGATATTCTGAACGATCTCGATAGCGATGAAGTCAATCATATTGATGACACGATTGAAGCACAGCAAGTAGCTCAGATCATCAAGACGTGTTATTATGAGATGCTCGGTCATCGTAACTGGCCTCACACACGTAAGCTTATACAGCTTGAAGCTTCTGGACAGCTCTCCCTCCCAAACTATCTAATCCTTCCTGAGAATCTCTCAGAGCTTACATATTTCAAATATGATAAGGCTAAGATTGATGCTGCTGATATTAACATTCAAGATGTTACGTATAAGGAGCAGGATGACTTCCTTAGGTATGTATCCACACGTAAAAGCTCCAGCGCTAATGTAGAAACCATCACTGATCCTAGTGGGACTAAGATTCTAGTTCTCAACGATCAAGCTCCAACATATTGGACTTCATTTGACGATAACTACCTTGTTACCGATTCATATGATAAAGCTGTTGATGATACGCTAAAGAAGAGCAAAACGCAAGCACAAGCCTATATTACACCAATCTGGAGTCGTACTGACAGTTTTGTTCCAGACCTTCCTACAGAGGCGTTTCCAGCCTTCCTAGAAGAAGCTAAGAGTACAGCATTCCTAGCATTGAAGCAAGTAGCTAATCAGAAAGCAGAGCAGAAAGCTAAGCGTAATCAAGCATGGTTGTCTCGTAAAGCATGGAGAGCTAATGGAGGCGTACGCTATGAATCTTATGGTCGAAAGGGACGACGTTGAAAGAATATAAAGATTATTACATTAAGCCAGATAAGAATTACCCAAACAACTACGTCATTGTAACTGCAGGACGAGGGGGTAAAATTCCTAATGTTATGGATGGGCTTTTCACTTCAGTCACGGTTGGAATGGAAGCAATAGATAAGTATCTAATGGGTAAGCCCGAAAAGGATGTTGTCGATGACAAAGAAGTCAGTAAAGGTCGAAGTAAATAACTTCGTTGGAGGATTGATTACAGAGGCTAGTCCTCTAAACTTTCCAGCTAATGCCACTACAGATGAGCTGAATTTTGTATTGAATAGAGATGGCACACGTGATCGTCGATTCGGTATGGATTTTGAAGCTGGATATAACCTAGTTGAGATTCCAGCTACTCTTGCTGAAATGGCAACAACCTCACCAGTTCCTTATCAATGGTTTAGTGTAGATGGTGATGCTAATGTGAATATTATGGTTGTGCAGGTTAAAGATTCATTGATATTCTTTGACTTGGATAACACCGTAATAACCTCAGCATCTCCTTTAGGAACAATCTCACTGGCTTCTGAAGGTTTCCCAGATGATGTACGTTATTCATTCACAGATGTAAATGGCAGGCTTATTGTAGCTGCTGGTGTCAGCAATATTGCATCTGTTACGTATGATGGTACAACCTTTGCTGCTACATCTGAGACAATTAAGACACGAGATATTTGGGGATTGGAAGTAACAGAGGAGCCAGCTTACGAGACAGATATTCTCTATCGCGGTGGTCTTCCCGAAACACATCAGTACAACCTCTATAATCAATCTTGGGGAATCCCTAGGCCGTATTCAGCTCTAGGTGCGCTTCCTATGAATGACCCTGTTGGTGTATACAACGGTGTACTCTCTAAGTACCCTAGTAACTCTGAAGTCGTCTGGACTGGGCTATACTTCCAACCAGCAGCTTCTGGTGTTGACCCATATGAGCGTCTATATCCTACACTGTTTGAACAAGCATTCGGTTCTAAAGTAAAAGCTCCTAAGGGCTATTTCATTATTGACCTGTTAGCTCGTGGACCCTCACGAACAGCAGCAATGACTGCTAATGCTGATCGTCATCCAGAACTGAGCTTAACACCAATCACTCCAGTAGCTGACACTACTCCCGGAGGAGCAACAATAGTTACTGAATTCGCTGGGAGGGTTTGGTATGCTGGGTTTAGTGGAAAGGTAGTTGATGGCGATTCCCGAAGCCCTAATCTATCCAGCTATGTAGCTTTCTCACAACTGGTGAGTAACTCACTGGATATAACAAAATGTTATCAATCTGGCGATCCTACATCTCGTGAAAGTAATGATTTAGTGGATACCGATGGCGGGCTTATCCGTTTGTCTGGTGCTGAAGAAATCGTTAACATGGTTAACATCGGAAGCAGCTTGCTGGTATTTGCTACCAACGGTGTGTGGGCAATTAGCGGAGGTGATCGTAATGGATTTACAGCCACTAATTATAAAGTTGACCACCTATCTACCTTTGGTACAATTGCGCCTCTCTCCGTCGTTTCTGATGGCTCTAGGGCATTGTATTGGGCAGCAGATGGCATCTATGTTGTTGATAAGAATCAAATAGGTGACTGGATTGTTAACAATCTAATTCAGAAGAATATTCAAAGCTTTTATGAGGATATTCCGATTGTAGGTAAGTCAAGTGCTATAGGCGTATTTGAAGCTGCTGGTAAGCGTATCAGATGGTTGTACCACTACGGTGATCGGTTTACAGAATTCTCTGATACTCGTGAGCTTATTCTGGATTTAACTCTAGGAGCGTTCTACCCGTTTAAGATAATGCGTACTGCCGGGAATGCTGTAGAAGTAGTTTCTGTATTTGCTTCCACACCGTTTAATTCGCCCAGTGTAGTAGGTAATCCTAATAGGACTTCTGGAGTGCTTGAGAGCCGCTATCTAACGGTTGTTAATGTAGCAGGTGATCCCTATTTTACATTCTCATACTATAATAACGATAAGTTTCTAGATTGGAAATCGTTTGATTCTGTAGGATATGATGCAGCAGCGTTCCTTACAACGGGAGCTATCACAGCTAATGATTCTTCAGTTGCTAAGCAGGTTCCATATCTTACGCTACACTTCAGGCGTACTGAATTGGGGGTAGATGAAAGTCTAGCACCTCAATATACTTCAAGTTGTTTTGTCAGATCACAGTGGGACTGGGCTAATAGCGCTAATTCTAATAAGTGGGGAAGCCTATTCCAAGGCTATCGTCAACGTAAGGAATATCTCCCAACATCTGAAGATGATGATTATGACACAGGATTTGAAGTGGTCACAAGCCGTAGCAAGCTACGTGGACGTGGTAAAGCTTTCTCACTGTTTATGGAAACAGAAGCAGGTAAAGATTGTCGCATACTAGGATGGAGTATTAGTCTAAATGGAAACCCGGTTTAAAGCAGTGAGAACTGAGGATGAGGAGCTTGTAGCTTCCATCCTTACACACCCAACAGTATTGCCACACGTCATTGATGATGGAGTGTGTGCTTTGAAGGGCTTCATCAATCCTACCATGTTTTGGATTACCGTGTACGATGAGGGAGAGCTTCTAGGAATGTTTCTTTCTCATCCACATAATTCTGTTACATATGAGAGCCATACATGCTTACTCCCAAATGCTTATGGAGCTAGGGCAGTTAAGGCTGCACATGCTTACATGGAATGGATGTTTACATGGACAGCTTGCCAGAAATTAATAACAAATGTTCCTGAGTATAACAAACTAGCATTACGATTTGCTCGTAAGGTTGGTGGAGTGCTTGAGGGATGTAATAGGCAAAGCTTTTTAAAGGATGGTGTATTGATGGATCAATATGTCCTCGGTATAACTAAAGGAGAATTTCTATGCCAGCACTCGCCGCAGTAGCAGCAGTTGTAAGTATTGTTGGAACGGCTGCATCAATTAAGTCACAGGCAGATGCACGATCATCTGCAGCAGCTAGTGCTGATGAACAGCGTAAGGCTCAGAGTGAACAACGAGCAGTTGTAGCAGCACAGCAAGCTAATGACCGTCGTGCTCAAATACGTGAAGAGCGTGTACGTAGAGCACGTCTCCTGCAAGGCTCTGAAAACTCAGGTACGTCAGGGAGTTCTGGAGAAGCTGGAGCTGTAGGAAGCATTGCTACGCAGTACTTTGCTACTACTGGAAGCTTGTTAGGTGGAGCACAAGCCTCTGCAAATATTAGTACATTTCAACAGAATGCTGCTAACTTCAACTACAGCACACAAAAGAGTTCTCAAGAGGCTTCTATATACGGACAGGCTGGACAACTCGCAGGGAATATTTTTGAACAAGTTGGTACAATTAATAACTCATTTAAAACACCAACTACACCTCCAAGTGATTCGGCAGGTTAAGAGTTAATAAGGAATCTATGGCAGACATTCTCGATACAATTGCAGGAGCACCTCCCGCATATGATTTTCCATTAGAGCAGCTCACTACTGAAGCTATTCTAAATAAACCAGCACCTCCACCTGCTGCTGTTCGTAACCGTGCAGCTACAGCAGCTATGCTTGATGGTGATCCAGCTAAGGCTATTGAGAAGTATCAGTCTATGGTGGCTGAGGGTCAAAGTGGTGGAGATACGCAAGCACAGGGCGTAATTGATGCGTTTCATAAGCAAGATAATTCTCTTGATATGAAAGCCATTATGAGTGTTCTAGCCGATCCTAAGCTCACTATCCAACAGAAGCAAGGTGCTGTAGATGCTGTTAAGGGCAGTGCTGTTCTTAAAGACAGTGGAACAAGCCTGTTAACTAAGAACTTGGCAGAGGGTAGTGATGGTGAGACACAGGAAGCTGAAGATGCTCGTATCTCTACAGCTTCTGCTCTGAACGAGATATACAAGAGTAAAGAGACCATCCAAGGGCTTGTAAACGCTCATGGAGCCTCTTTGAATGATGGCACTAGCTCAGCTACTGTGGACATGCTTTCTGCTGTCCTAGCCCCGTTTGCTACGTCTGCTCGTAGCTTTAAATTTGCTAAGGCTGTAGCTGAGGCTAATGGTCAGAAATTTACAGCTTGGGATGCTGTTAAGGCGGCTACGATTGGTGCTGGTAATGTTACAGAGGATGCTCGTAAGAATCTGGAGAGTATGTCTCCTACAGCACGGGTAGCATATGCTAAGACATTGATTGATGTTATTCAGAAGAATAGCGGATTGTTGTTTGCTAATGACAATCAATATGCTCAGTTTATGAAGGCTTCTCAAATCTTTGAGGAAGGTGGATACTCTACTGCTGAGAAGTATATTGATAACGTAACATTCCTGTTAGACGCTATTGGTGTTGGTCAGATACTGAAGGGCAGTGGTAAGGTTGTCAAAGCTAAGAATGCTGCTAAGGTTGTAGCAGAGGATGCTGGATATTCTAATCGCTATACTCCTAAGAATGATATTGTAGACGTTGTACAGCGTATTGAAACAAACTCAGTTGTACGCCAAGAGAATCCAGCATCAGTAGCCTCTACAGCTAATCAGTCTAATCCTGAGAAAGCTCGTGGATTCCATGAAGCTGTATTCAAGTCTACAGATGATACAATCTCTGAAGCTACTCACGGTACGACTAAAGATCAAGCTATCATCAACGATGTATTCCCACAAGCATCTACGGGCAATGGCGTAACAGCTAAGGCTGCTGACATTCAGCGTAACCTTCGCCTAGATGAGAATCTTACACCACGTCTCAAGCAAATGTTGAAAGAGAGTGATGTAGCAATTCACTACAGCTTGGAAGAGAAAGCAGCAGCTAGGGCTCAGATCATTCGTGATTATTCCTCAGCTACTGATCTGGTTCCTGTAGATGCTATGGGTGGATTTGAAGCAGGCTTTAAGCTTGACGGCAGTGGGTTGAAAATCTCTGCTGTATACGGCACTAAGGAGGGTGCATTCGTTAATGCTCAGGAAGCATATCAACAAGCTCTGTATGGCTTGCGTAATCAAGGCATTCTTCCTAGCGAAGTAGAAGTATTAGCTAAGCAAGGCTTGGATTATGTTCCAGTAGATTTGAAAGCTGTTGGTAATAAAGAAGGAAGCTACCTAGTACGTATCAACACTGAGCGTATGATTGGTGATCAGGATATTGCTAAGTTTGAAACAGAAACTGTTAAGCGTAATTTCTTTGATCGTAGTCCTGTATCTGTATGGAATCAGAATGGCAGCGTAAGCCGTTGGATGTTTGATGCAGCTTCAATGATTAGCCCACGTTACACTGGTGCTGCTGTTGTAGCCACTGATCTTGTTTCTCACTTTGAGAAGGAGATGCTCCACATTGCTGATGCATATGCTAAGCAATATAACAGCTTGGCTAAAGTCCGTAAAGCTAAGATTGATGAATATATCAAAGAGGCTAACTTTAAGGGATTGCCATTTGATCAAGCTGATCTCGTAGGACGAGGGTTCCATCCTGAAGAGATTGATACATTGCGATCATGGCGTGATTTCTGGGACAGTCACTTCTACCTAGAGAATAATGATGTTATTCGTTCCTTGAATAATCAGGGATACCAGATGTTTAAAACACCATCAACGGAGTTGTATGCTAAGCCTATTAGTAAGAATTCAAATGTTGGAAAGGTGTTTGATCCAGCATCTGGAATGGTATTGGAATTATCTCAAGTTGCTCTGGATGATCTATACGCCAAAGGTGGTACATTGGCCAAGTTGCGTAGACCTACTGAGTTTACTTTTGGCATGCCTTATAAGAAAGGTGTGAAGCAGACAACAGCCTCCACTGAGTATATGATTGTACGTAATACACCAACGGAGTATCTACGTAAATTCAGAGATAGTGATCAAGTGTTGAACTATCGTGAAGGATATTATCAGCTTCAATATAAAGCTCCTCGATTTGTTGATGAGCTGACTGTAGAAGGTGGACGAGTTACTGGACGTAGGGCTGTAGCAGTTGCTGGTGATACAGCAGAGGCTGAACGCTTTGCTGTTCGTCAACGCCGTACCAATCCTGATAAGCAATATGAAGTGCGAGCTGATGATAAGGCTGTACGTCGTGGAGGTGATGATTGGTTTGATCTGAATGCCACATCTGGACGTATCGCTCAGAAGCATCGTGGAAAGCTCCTAGAAGACGCTACAGGCATCAATCACTTGGGAGATGGTACATACATAGTCAATCCTGTAGAAAGCGCTACAAGGGCTGCTAAATCAATCTCTGGACGTACTGTAACTCGCCCTATGCTGGAAACAGCTAAGAGCAGGTTTATCAGCCAATATTGGGATAGTCTGCCTGACAATGGATTTGGTGGTAAGCGATTCCCATCTGCTCCAGGAGAGATTGGTAGTAAGGGTGGTCAATTCTCTAAGCAGACAGCAGATGCTCGTACTACTTGGGAATACATTCACTATCTGGAGAATGGCTACATCAATTCTGTTGACGAGTTCTTCAAGCAACAGTTTAACGCTATTGGACAAGCTCTAGGTGAACTAGGGATGAGCCGTACAGAACGTGCAGTAATGCGTTCCACAGAGGTCGTAGAGGGACCAATGCACTTGGGTAAGAATCTGGTATTCCAAGCATACATTGCCCTTAACCCACTTCGTCAGTGGATTGTTCAGACTAACCAGATTGTACGCACAATGTCATATAGTCCACAAACATGGTTGACAGGTCAGGGTGCTAAGCTGTTAGGTGAGTATGCGGCAGTTAAAGGTGGATTTGGTGGGAGTGTATCTGCTGAAGGAAGAGCATTTGCTAAATTCCTAGATAGTTCTGGATTGCTCCAGTCTGTGGATAAACAGAACCTGATTCGCGGTAGTCTGATCCAAGCAGCGGATAGTTCTAATCAAGCTGTACGCGTAGCTTCTGAGATTGGTCAGGCCCCACGTAAGATTGGCTTTGATGCAGCAGAGATGATGAATTTGATGGGACACGGTGCTGCTGTGTTTGACAAGTATCGTAGAGCAGGTAAGGATATAAATGATCTTACTGTTATGCGTGAGATGCATTCCGAGCTACGTGCAATTAGCTATGACATGAACTTTGCAGGTGATATGGTTTACAACCAAACATCTCCAGCATTGGTTATGCAGTTCTTGCAAGTTCCACATAAGGCTCTGTTGCAAGCTACTAATCGCCGTATTCCTCCTAGTACACGAGCATGGCTCTTGGCTGGTGATATTGTACTGTTTGGAATTCCAGCAGCTATGATTAGCACAGTTCTCGGTGGTGATGTTCTCCCGGATCATGAGAAGACTCGTCAACTCTTCACAGAAGGACTGGAAAGCTTTATTCTGAATAACGCTCTATCTCAACTTATGGGTGAAGAGACTAATGTAGATTTCTCTACGTTCTCTCCTGAATCCTTAGATGGCTGGGCTAAGATATTCCACGGAATGATTGGTGAAGGTATGGGTCAAGTAGTGATGAATAGTCCTGCTGGTCAACTCTTCCTCGCTGAAGGTGGACGCTTCCAGAATGCTGTGTCACAGATGACTAAGTTTATGTCTCCTTGGGAACCCGGAGAGCGTACACAGGAAGAGGCTGTGATGGTGGTGAATGAGATTGCTAAGATTTCATCTGGATGGAATAATGCCATGAAGATGAAGCAAGCTCTTGCCCTGAAGAAGTCTCTGGATAAGAATGGTGTAGTGATTGATCCTAATGTCAATAATGCTGAAGCAATTATGCAGCTATTTGGTTTTGCCACAGGTAATACTAAGAAGATGTATGAGAGTCAACGTATTGTTATTGAAGGCTCAAAGAAGCACAAGGAAGATGTGCTCACTGCTTATAAAGCAGCTAAGCAATATCATCAGAGTAAGTTTGAATCAGGAATCACTTCCCCAGCTCAACAGCAAGCTGTAATTGGACAGATGCTGATGATGTATAAGGATGATCCAGTAGCACTTGATATTATTAACCGTGAATGGTCTAAAGACAGCATGGGCAAGGATCAAATGTTATTTATGGGTATGATTAAGAGTGTAGGCTTGCCACAATATGGTATGACTATTGATGAAATCAAACAGTCTCCTATTCCTGATGACCATAAAGAGATTCTAATTCAACGTCTGACTGATGCTAAGAACGCTCGTACAGAAATTAATAAAGGTAAATAATGGACTTCTCAGTCAATTCGACTAGAATGCCTGAAGCTCCTAACACGGTGGGACGAGATATTGTCTCACCTGTTCAAGAGCAGGCTATGACTACTAACATCGTTCCAGCTCTTGCTAATGTTGCTGACATATTCATGAAGGGATATGCAGCAGATAAGAAGGCTGAGGCTGATGCTTTTAAGCAATCTGTACTAGGAGATTACGCTCGTAAACAGGCTGCTATTAACGAAGCAATTGCAAGTGGGGAGATGAACCCTGATGTAGCGGCTACGCGCTCTAGGGCTCTGTTTAGCAAGACTATGGCAGGTTATACCCAGTTTGCTGATGACATTCATAAGATCAACAATTCAATGCGATCTGGAAGTGAGTTGGGTGTAGCAGAAGATGCTGTAAAGTCTGCTGCTGAAACGCAGAAGGCTCGTGAGAGTGCTGCTAGGGCTAATGGTGTAACCATCTACCCTTGGATGGATGCAGCCACTAAAGAAGTGATGCTTCAGACTAATGAAGCTTCTATCCGTGCTGAACGTGAATGGAAACAGAAACAAGAGCGTAATGCTGAGCAACGGGCTATGTCTGCTGAAGAGCGTACAATGGTTGATCGTGAGCGTAAAGAAGATGCTCTGAAAATGGTTACAGATATTGCTGGTAATAACATTACCTCTTCGTCTGCATTCATTCAAGGATTGTCTGCTAAGGTGTCACAAGGGACCATTCCTGCTGATCAGGCTGCTCTGATGATGACTCAGCACTTCTCTCAGATTGAAGCAGCTATTCAGGCAGCTTCTGGTCTCAATCCAGAGATTGCTTCTCCATATCGTTCTCTGTTCACTGATCTCAAAGCTCTGGGCACTAAAGCTATTGATCCTAAGACTAGCTCTGAAACTTCTAAAGCTATGTTTGATGAGATTATGTATAGGGCTAAACTTGTAGCTGTTACAAGCGATCCAGCATTGAAGGCTACTGTTGTAGCTAATTCCTTGCTTGGTGGTAGTCCTGTTACCGCCCTTATGTCAATCAAACCTATTACGGATTACATTGACAAGGCTTCTCGTATTGACAGCTCTAAGGGTGAAGGATATGTCCCTCAGATCGTTGGTAACCCTGACGTAGAGAAAGATGTATTGAAATTTCTTAACGTAGCCATTAAGAAGGTTAACGAAGGAGGATATTCTGACAATCCTAAGGCTGAAAAGGAAGCTATCACGTCAGTGAATAACATCCTGAAGCAGACAGCAGATTTGCAGAATGATCCTACAGCTAAACAGAATCCTGAGAAACTGGCTGAGATGGCTAAGTTCTATGCATCTCCAGAGTATGGAGCATTCATGGCCAAGGGTAAGATCAATCCACAAGCTGCTCAAGCTGCTAAGCAGACATGGCAAGCTACGTATGATCCTGCTGTACAGCAAAGCATTCAGAAACGTCTAAGTGCTTGGGAGACTAGCTTAGCTTCTCAAAGCGGTGGTGGTGTTAAGGGAGTTAAGCTCACTGATGCCATTGATATTAAGTATGATGGTAGCGGTATTTCCTTCGTTCCTAAGAAGAGTAATGTGGCTATGGAGCCATACCAACAGAAACAACAGGAGGCTTCAATTGCTGAACTGAACGCTGTTAAAGCTGGTATTAACCAGAGTATCCGTATTGGAGCGCACATGGAAGGCTCCACAGACTATAACAAGTATTGGGAAGAGAATAAACATCTCTATGTCCCTCAGCTTTATCCTGCTCGTATTGGCACTATTGTCAACGGATATAAGTA